ATTATTTCAGATTGTGATACAGGCAACGCAACATTACATCAAGGTGTAGATGCTAAATCAGATTATTGGGGTTGGAAATATAAACATGATGGTTCTTCATGGTCAGCTAACGCAGATTTTAAAGGTAGTAATCACCTTTCATCTGACATTAATGATTCTGTAACAACTATTCCTGTTAATAGTTCAAACCCATTTACTACATCAGGCACTGTACAAATTGGTGATGAAAAAATTACATATACAGGTGTTTCAGGTACATCTTTAACAGGTTGTACTCGTGGAGCAAGCTCAACAACAGCTGCTTCTCATAGCAATGATTCATTAGTAACACAGGTCTAGTTAGTTAAATGTATAGTGTAGCCTCATATTCTCAGATACCCTTTTCTGATCAAGGGTCTATATCTGTTAGTGTGGCAGTATCTGGTGTTTCCGCTACAGGATCAATAGGAACAGTTAATGCTGGGCAGTTTGTAACTGTTGTTCCTACTGGAGTAGAAGCAACATCTGCCGTAGGCACACCTACATTTAAATTAGATTTTACATTTTCTGTTACAGGGGTTGCAGGAACTTTCCAATCTATTGGGCCATATTCGGTTAATGTTCAAAGCAATGTAACTGTATTTGTAACAGGCAATGATATTGCTGCAACATCAGCATTAGGTAGTGAAGAAGTATTACTGGCTCCAAATGTTTATCCAACAGGCGAAACAGCAACTGGAGGAGTAGGAACTCCGTCAATAAGCACACAAGCTATTGTTAGTGTAACCAATACGAATTTATTAATGACATCAACATTGGATGATGTTAGTGTTGGAACGGGTATAACAGTATTCCCAACGGGAGTATCTGCATCTGGAAGTATAGGATTCATTACTTTTAATTGGGGTTCTGTTGTTTACCCAACAGGAGTTGAAGCTACTGGTCAAATTGGCGATTTACTTCTTTGGCAAGAAGTAGATAGCAGCCAAACACCAAATTGGACAAGGATTGCTGCATAATGGCTACATATAGTAATTTAGGTATAAAATTAATTGGCACAGGTGAGGAATCAGGTACCTGGGGCACAAGTACAAACACAAATATGGAATTGGTTGACCAGGCAATATCTGGTTATATTAGTCATGCATTATCAGATGGTGACGCAACTTTAAACATAACTGACGGCTCTAGTTCAACTTCAAGAAATAAATACATTAATTTTACTGGCACTTTAACAGCACATAGAACAATAACATTAGGCCCAAGTGATTTAGAAAAAACTTGGTATATTAAAAATGCCACGACAGGTGGTTTTAATTTAGTATTTAAACAAGGATCATCTGGTACAACTGTAACAGTTCCAAATGGTATTACTGCTATGATTTTTTCTGATGGCGGTGGATCAACAAATGGTAATATAAAAAATGGTATAGGTACTCTTTTAACAAACGGTCTTATTCCAGAAGCGGACAACACGCATGATTTAGGTTCTGCTACATATGAATGGAAAGATTTATATGTTGATGGTATTGCTTATTTAGATCAAGTTGATATTGATGCTGGAGCTATAGATGCCGTTGATATTGGTTCTAATGCACCTGCTACTAATTTAACTGTTGATAGTGTTAATATTAACGGAAACGAAATACAAGCAACATCAAATCAATTAGCTTTTGTAACTGGTGGTTCAGCTGAAAGAGTAAGAATAGATAGTTCAGGTAATATATTTTATGGTGGAAGAACGACAACAGGTGCTACAACTAACGCTACTGCATATCTTGACACAAGTACAATGTATAAATCTTATCAAGGTACTGGTACACCACATATGACATTTTTAAATGGTGCAACAACTGTAGGCACTATTACTAATAACGGAACGAATGCCTCTTATAATACAACTTCTGATTACCGAAAGAAAAATGTAATTGGTCATATAGAGGATGCATGTGAAAGGGTTCTTGACCTTCAACCCCTTCAATATGAGTTTAAGGATATTATTAATCCTACAAAACAAGAAGGTTTTTTAGCTCATGAAGTACAAGAAGTTGTACCTCAAGCAGTCACAGGTGACAAGGACGCTGTTGATCCAGTAACAGACGCACCAATCTTGCAGCAATTAGATCACTCTAAGCTGGTTCCTTTACTTACTCAGGCATTAAAAGATGCCATCTGGAAAATCGATGACCTCGAAGAGAAAGTGGAACAATTGCAAGATGCCTTTAGCGAAATTTAATTTTAGACCAGGAATAAACAAAGAAACAACAGATTATACAGACGAAGGTGGCTGGACTGATGGTAATCTTGTTCGCTTTCAATCTGGTCTTCCTCAAAAGATAGGTGGTTGGGAAAAGTATTCTGATAATACTTTTTTAGGTAGTTGCCGAACATTATTTGAATGGTCTGATTTTGACGGCAACCAATATGTAGGTGCAGGAACTAACCGTAAATTTTATGTTTTAAACGATGGTATTTATCATGACATTACACCATTAAGAGCTACACAAACTGTAAGTGATCCAATGACAACAAATGGCACAACTTCCGTGCGGTTTACTGTCGCATCTCATGGTTGTGCAACTGGTGATTTTGTAACAATATCAGGACTTTCAGCACCTGTTAATGGTATTCCAATAACAGAAATAAACGCAAATCATACAGTAGCTGTTGTAGATGCTAATAATTTTGATATAACAGTAGATACGACTGCTTCTGGTTCAACTTCTAGTACTGGAGGCTCTCTAACATTTAAATTTGAAATTCCGGTAGGAGAAGACCAACAATCATTATTAGGTGGTTGGGGAGCCAGTACATGGAACGCTGGTTCATGGGGATATGGTACTCCTTTAGCTGGATTTAGATTATGGAATCAGGATAACTACGGTGAAGACCTTATTATTAATTATCGGGGTGGGGCTATTTACCAATGGGATGAGTCTGGAGGGACGACTTCCCGTGCCACCGACATTACGGCTGATGCAAGTGCCAACCTCGCACCAACTAAAGCCAATCAAGTTATTGTATCTGAAAGAGATGGACATGTTATAGCACTTGGTGTTGATCCAATATCTGGATCGTCAAGAAGTGGAACAATAGACCCTATGATAATAGCAATATCTAACCAAGATAGTGCTGTTGATTGGGAAATAAGAACAGACGGTACTTCAACTGCCGATCAAATAGAATTAAACTTAGGCTCAGAAATTATTGGTGGTCTACAGACAAGACAAGAAATATTAGTATGGACCGACATCGCATTGTTTTCATTGCGATTCGTAGGCGGACCCCTTCCCTTTACCACTTCTCTCCTCGCTAGGGGTCCGTCGATTTTAGGACCTAATGCTGCTGTCAGTGGTGCTGACGCAACATTTTGGATGGATAAATCTAACTTTTATGTATATACAGGTTCTATTCAAGCATTACCTTGCACTGTTAAAGAATATGTATTTGGCGATCTTAACTACGATGAACGATATAAAATATTTGGTTTTTCAAATCAGACATTTGACGAAGTAGGTTGGTTCTATCCTTCTGCTGGTTCTAATGAAGTAGATAGATATGTAACATATAATTATGTTCAACAAACATGGTCTATAGGTAAATTAGAAAGAACAGCTTGGATTGATTACGGTATCTATCAAAAACCAAGAGCTGCAAAAGGTTCATCAACTGGATATGTGTATGCTCATGAAACTGGTTATGATGATGATGGTTCTCCAATGGATGGTGTGTTTGTACAATCTGGAGATATGGACTTACAAGATGGTGAGCAATTTGCTTTTGTTAGTAGAGTTATACCAGACTTTAAATTTATTGGAGAAGATGGAGCAGGTGCACAAACTGTTGATTTACTTGTACGAATGCGTGATGCACCAGGTGGAAGTTTTGTTACTGACGCAAATGTTGCAGTCGATTCAGAAACACAAGTTAAGAATATTAGAGGGCGTGGCAGACAATTTGCTTTAAAAGTATCAAGTTACAATGATAGCTCACAAAACACAGCAAACAGATTGGGTGTAGGATGGCGATTAGGCTCTACACGATTAGATGTTAAACCAGATGGGAGACAATAATGCCAAGATATGACATAAGACAGGCTTTTTCTTCTCTTCCTCGTTTTAATAAAGATGATGTGGATGCTGATACTTTAAATAGGTTGGTTCGTACAATTGAACAAAACCTTTTTCAATTGGATTTAAATGTAGTACCTTCCTACACAACAACGGAAAGAAATAGTAGAAAATTTAGCCCAGGTGGGTTAATATTCAATACAACGATCGAAGTACATCAAGCGTACGATGGCAATGCTTGGCGAAATTTATATGAACAGGTGTTTTACCCAACAGGAGTAAGTGCCACAAGTTCATTAGGAACAATAACAGTGGTGACAACATAATGAATTTTTTAGAACAAG